TATTATATCATATTTTTTTAAAAAAGACAAATGAGGGACAAAAGTCCCTCATTTATTAAAATTTCACTATGGATGAAATATTAGATTTTACCATGATATTACCAAAACTTGTTCGAGTTAATAAAGGTAAATCTGTCGCGGCAATGCATATGGAACTCGGTTGGCCAGTAAGAAGAATTGTATCACTGTCTGAAATAATTGTTGCACCAGCAATTTGTCCATATACAGCACTTGGCTTATAAATTACCAATCCTTTTCCGCCTCTACCCTGAACTGTAAATTCTTTAATAGAAGTTTTTTTACCATATCCTTTTGTAGAAAAGATGGCAATAGTGTCATTATCTGAATGAATTGGAAGTCCTACAACAACCTCATCATTTTCATCTAATTTTATAGTTTTAACGCCTGCCGCAACTCTACCAATAGGATTAACATTTTTACTTTCAAAATGAATAGACATACCATTTTTTGTAATTACAAGTATATCTTCTTCGTTAATAAATTCAACATTAGCAATAGAATCACCGTCATTGATTTTGATTGCGGCAATTCCTGTACTTCGTTTTACTTTTGTATATTCATCAAGAAGAGTTTTCTTCATCAGACCTCGTTTAGTAAAGAATACTACATATTTTGCAGTATTACTTCTTGCCAAAGAAGTGATAGCAATTACTTCGTCATCTTGATCCATATTAATTAAAGTTCCAACATGGGCGCCTTTAGACGCATTTGTTCCAACTGGTACTTCATCTACGATAATTTTAAACATCTTACCTTTTTTAGTAAAAAGAAGAAGATTATCAATAGTGTTAGTAGAAATGGTAGACATAATCACATCATCTTTTGTCTTAACACCTTTTCCATTTTTTCGTTGTACTTTAAAGCTATTTTTAGGTACACGTTTAATATCTCCAGTTTGAGAAAGAATTACAACACAATCTTCTGGAATAACTTCTTCAATAATTTTATCTTCTGGTTTTACTTCAATATGAGTTAACTCTGTTCTACGGGCATCCCCATATTTCTTTACTAAATCTGCCAAACGAGATTTAAGAATATCCTTTTGACGATTTTCATTCGCAAGAATATCTTTTAAATCTTTAATTTTATTCTCAAGTTCTTTAGCTTCCTGTTCAAGTTCAACTTTTTCAAGTTTTGCAAGAGAAGAAAGTCTCATAGCTAAAATTGCTTTAGCTTGATTTTCTGTGAATTGATATTTCTTAATTAAATTTTCTTTTGCGGCAGTTGCATTTTCAGAGCCTTTAATCAGTGCTATGATATTGTCAATATCTTCGAGTGCCCGCAGCAAACCATTAACAATTTCAAGTCTATCAATAGCTTTATTTAAATCAAACTTAGTTTCTCTTGTTATGCAATTAATATTGTGGTCAACATAAATTTTAATACAATCTTTAAGATTTAGTTCAGTTGGCACTTTATCAACAAGAGCAACTTGATTATAACTAAATGAACTCTGTAAATTTGTTTTTGCAAAAAGTTTATTTACAATACTTGCGGGATTGATACCTTTATCACATTCAATGACAATTCTGACACCTTTTTTATTAGATTCGTCACGAATATTATCAATACCCTCAATTTCCTTTGCATCTGAAACTTCACCAATTTCAGTCATTAATCCTTCAACAGACGTTCCATAAGGAATTTCTGTAAAAATAATTTTTTGCTTATCAATTTCAAATTTTCCGCGAACTTTTACACTACCATGTCCAGTCCGCATAATTGCGGGGATGTCCTTAGAGTTAATAACAATTCCACCTGTTGGAAAATCTGGGCCAGGTAAAGCAGGTTCTTCGCCAGCTAAATATTGATTAATAGCCGCCGCAACTTCTCCTAAATTATGTGGTGCCCAAGAACAAGCCATAGCAACTCCAATACCGCTGTTAGGATTACAAAGAAGGTTCGGAAAAATACTTGGTAATTCTATAGGTTCTTCTGTTGTTTCATCATAATTAGGAATGAAATCAACATTATTTTTCTTTAAACCTTGTAACATTCCATCTTCTGTTAATTTAGCAAGTCTTGCTTCTGTATAACGAGGTGCGGCGGGTCCATCTCCCGCCTGGTTTCCTACGTTGCCATGAAAATCAATAAGAGGATAACGCATTACCCAATCTTGTGCAAGACGAACTAATGCACCGTATATGGACGAGTCTCCGTGAGGATGATAGGACCCCATTACGTCTCCGACAATCTTCGCGCACTTTACATGAGGTTTATTACTAGTTCTTCCTCCTGTAAAAGCCCCATATAAAATTCTTTTAGCTACTGGTTTAAGACCATCAACCGCATTAGGAATAGCCCTATCTGAATTGACAGATACTGCATATTCAATAAAATTTGTACTTAATTCTTTTATTAAATCATTATTCTGCATATTAAAATAATTCTCCTTTTAAAACAATTTGAGGAAATTTATCTACGTATCCGTCAATATGTAGGAACGCTATTTCATAGTCATGTTCAAGATTATTTTGAATAATTAATTGTTTTATTGAATTATATAATTCTTCTTCATTGCAACAATAAGGTCCACCGGCATCTCCACCGTGAATAATAGCTTGAATAATAATATTATTTATAAAATTGATATTTTTTTTCTCATTATTAAACTCCATACGTCGCCTCCTGTGAATGTTGTTGAATAAATCTTTTTCTAGGAATAATTTGTGTACCCATTAAATCATCAAATAATTTATTAGCTGCCGCAATATCTTCTACAGTTACTTGTTTAATAATACGCTGGTCAGGGTCTACAAGAATTGAGGTCTCATCTGGCGACATCTCTCCCAACCCTTTTAGTCTGTTAACGAGATACTTTTTTCCTTTATGCTTAGTTCTATACTCCTCAAGTTCTGTATCATTTTTTAAATAAATATAAGTATCTTTACCCTCTGTAATTTTATAAAGAGGGGGAACTCCTGCATAAACATATCCATCAAGAATTAATTCTGGACAAAACGTCCATATAAAGGTATAGAACAAATTCTTAATGTGAGCGCCATCCGTATCAGCATCGGATTCGATTATGATTTTACCATAACGAAGATCTTCTTTGTTATAGGTTAACTTCATAGTTTTCATATCAACAGTAAGACCAAAAGCATCAATCATTGTCATAATTTCGGCATTTTTTTGAATCTTATCAAGACTTGCCTTTCTTACATTAAGAATCTTGCCACGCACAGGCATAACCGCAACAAATTCATTATCACGGGCCAGTTTCAAGTTGCCAGAGGCCGAGTCGCCTTCCGTCACATATATCTCGCATTTCATACGGTCTTTAGACCAACAATCCGCAAGTTTACTATCAAATTTAAGAGCCTTTTGTTTCTTTTTATTCTGTTCTCTTGCTTTGTCTCTTGCTTTCTTTGCAGCATCTCGTGCCTTACGAGCGGCAGCCGCCTTTTCAAAAATTATTTTAATATCTTTTTCATTTTTATTAAACCAATCATGTAATGCATTTACAATAGAAGTTGTAAACGGTGACATATCAATTTTTACTATTCTTGATTTTGTTTGTGCATCATATGATACTCCAGGTGCGGTTAGATTAAAAGCAATAAACATTCCTTCTTGAATATCATCGCCACTCAAATTTTCATCTTTTTCTTTTAACCATTTCTTTTCTTTAAAAAATTTATTAAATTCTCTGGTTAAAATAGTTTTAATTTGAGTAATGTGCGGTCCCGCATCTGTATCTCCAGTGTTAACATATGAGATCATATTTAATGAATATTTTGATGTATAGGTTACAACCATATCAAGTTTATTTTTTCCTGCATCAAAATTCATATTCATACGAGAATTGATAATTTCAGAATCTCCAACTGCATCATCTACTAAATCATTTAATCCATGTTTAGATGTAAAAATTTCTTTTTTATCATCTATTGTTAATTCAATAGTCAATCCTACACATAAACAAGTAAGAATATGAAATAATTCTTTTACTTTATTTATATCAACCTCTGGATGGGTAAAGAACTCTTCTGAAGGTTGCCATCTTACATAAGTTCCATTTGGTTCTTTTGATTTCCCTACGGATCTATTAACAAAAATTCCTTCATTAAAAAAGATGCTTTCAGTTTGTCCATCTCTCCAAGTTTCAACTTTCATCTTATGTGAAAGAAAATTTGTAAGTTTAGAACCAATTCCATTAAGTCCAAGGGCAGTTCCTTCATATACTCCATCATCTGAAAATTTTCCAGAAGTATTTAATGTATCAAAAGAAGCTTGAAGAATAGTTTTTCCATCTTCACGCATTGAATTAACTAAAAATCCTTGAGCATAATCTCTTACAGCATATGAATTTTCTTTTGTATCAATCTTTACTTCAATTAAATTTCCATGTCCAGCTTTAAATTCATCAATAGCATTAGAAACAATTTCTACTAAAAGTTGAGTTGAATATTCAGTAGAACCACAATAAACTCCTGGTCGAAGTCGTGTAAATTCACGAGGATCTAATGATTGAATACTATCTTCAGTATATAACTTGTCATTCATATATTTTACCTCTTTCTCTATTATAAATATATTATAACATAAATTTTTGATTTTAGCAAACTTTTTCGGAAGGGAGGGTGAGAATATGATTTTGTAATATAATATTTGAAAATTTTAGCTTATCTGCCGTTGCAAGAGCATCAGCTAGCTAATTCCCTATAATTCCTTTATGACCGTCAACTTTAATAAAATTAATTTGATTAATAAAAAAATCTATTGTATAATATTTATATAAAGAAAGAATAATATCTAGATTTTTTATTGTTTCGCCCTTTGCTGTTTTCCAGTTATTTTTACTCCAAGAATAAATCCAAGAAGTGAGGATATTTATACAATATGCTGAATCAGAATAAATAGTTACTTGTTGATTTTTATATTTTGTATTTAATAATTCAAAAGTTTCTAAAAATGCTTTTAATTCCATTTGATTATTTGTTACATTATCAAATTGTTCACAATAAGCATCAATTAAATTGCGGTCGTCATCAAAAATTACTATACCAAAACCGCCCTTTGAATTGTCTCGACCGTTATTGCGGGCGGAACCATCTATATAAATATGTAACATATAAAAATCTCCTTAATTTTTATTTTATAATATATTATATCATAAATACTTATAATTTTCAAATAGACAAAAAAATAGGGAGTTTAACGGCTTTAGCCGTTATAACTCCCTATCTAATGAATACTCTTTAACAGACATTATTACTGTAGCCAGTCTTTAGAACAGAATCCAGTATAATCTCCATATTTAATATAATACCAATCGCCAGTATAATATCCATAACAAGTGACTTTTTTGCCCTTTGGAATAACTGTGATTACTGTTTTTGAGGTACTAGCCCCTGTCCGTAAGTTTAGATTTGCTGTTGTTGTATATGTTTTTGCAATGCTTTTACTAAAAGAACGTGCATAATCAACTTTTACATTTGTATTTGTTGCTGCTGATGTTACAGTTTTTGAGCCGCCACCCAATAGTTCATTTACTTTATCTTGAACTGTGCGGTAATTATATCCTGTGGCTTCAAGTTTTTTCTTGCGTTCATCGCCATTACCCCATTTACCATCGATAACCTCTTTAGCAATTTGTTCTATTGTTTTAGTGGTTGTCGATATTGTTGGTTTTGTAGCTGTGGTATATAATTCAGTTAATTTTGCTTTTGATTTTGGACCATATATACCATCTTCAATCAATCCATTTGCCTTTTGGAACTTCTTTAATGCTTTTAAAGTTTTTGCTCCAAAACTACCATCTGCACCAGCAGTCCCGCAAGAATAACCGCATTTAATTAACATAGTTTGCATCTATTTAACAGCTGAACCTATTGATCCCTTAGATAACTAAGAAGATTGATTAGAAGGCTCAATAGTAGCACCACCCGTATATCTAAGGATACAATTCCAAGGATAATTTCTATATGATCTGATTTTGATCTCTTGACCAGTCTGATCACCAGGTTGCCCGCCTATTGCTTTTCCTTTTTCATTAATAGAAGCTTCACACTCTTGTCCATTTCCAATATACATTGCAGTATGATGTACATGGTTTAATAAAACGTCGCCGCGTTGCATACCAGAACCATTGCTAAGATTTACAGATTTAGTTACATCCTTAAATCCACATTTTAAAAATACATTATACATGTTACCAGTATATGTAGCACCATTAGTCTTTACTGGAACTCCAGCTTGTTGCCAAGAGGTAATTACTAAACTAGAGCAATCATAGTCTCCACGTTCATTCCATCTATATGCTTGGTCATAACCATGACTGTTATCATTAGCTACATTAATTATAAATTGAGTAGCTTTTTCAATAATTTCTTGTACTTTTGACACTTTTTTCTCAGCCTCCTTTTCTTTTGGAGTCTAACCTCTATAAGTCATTAATTTCGACTTAAATTCATCCCATGTCCATGAGGTTTTTAATTTATTATTTTTAACATATGGATTAGGACAAGTTTTAGCATTGACGTCATAATGTCTAATAACATGATTAATATCAATATTATATTCATCCATTAATTTACTTACTAAATAAACTAATGACTACTGAGTTTCTGTTGTAAAATACCATTTATCACTATCTGCGCTTGGAGATTTCTAATTAGAATCGGTATAACAGACACTATTTTCAATACCAATACTATTATAGTTGGTACAAATTTGATAATATGGATGAGGGCCGCTTCCCTGGAGTCCACCTCCGCAATGTAAAACAACTGCGGTTTTAGGATCAGCAGCTTTATAAATTGTACCATCACGTTTAATATTATAATGCCCGCCATAACCGCCGCCATAAAGATTAGGATTATCTGCATTTGGAACTCCTAAATAATGAATTACAATCCATTCAATAGGATTATTACCTCTTGAAGCACGTACTTGACTACGATTAACTGCTGTAATATCAATAATTTCTTTTTCTTTTTTAATAGATGGAGTAATTCCATATTTAGCTTTTAAAGCATCTGGAATGTAATTAGACGCTTCAACTTTCGATAAATCATCGTATTTAGTTAAGTTATTTTCATTAACAATCTTCATTACATTAGTAGGATAGGTAGGACCAGTCGCGTAACCGCGGCTACCGACTTCTTTAATTAATCTTGCAGGATCTTTAATGTCAACAACTTCTCTTCCATATTTTGGCTTACCATTGTAACCATAATTACTTGCATATAATAAAAATAAAATGAAGTCACAGAAACTTTGTTCAATATCATCAAAGATTCTAAATTCATCACTGATAATAGTTGGAGTATTATTATAGACTTCAGGGGTCTTTTTACTGAATTTTTTACCAGGCCATACAGATTTATCATACCATGATTTGGTAAGTAATTCTGCTTTTTGACCTACCATATTATTATATTTTAATAGATATTTAATCTCTGGATTATCCCAATAGGCTGGTATGCCAAAGCCATTCTATAAGCAAGATTGGGCAATCAAAACAGAAGGTAAATATCCATATCGCTTACATGCTTTTTGGGCTGCGCCCGCAACAGCATCAATCCATTCTTGTTTTGATGAAAAACTCTCTTTCATAATTAATCTCTCCGTTAGAATAAAATAAGGGGCATTATTCATGCCCCCTTGTTTTTGTTTAGTCCTTTGACTTTGGTTTGTCGTAAGTCATAGCTAATTTACTATCAGTTACACCAGCTGTTGTAGGATCGTTAAGTGCGTTCCATACAGAGACAGCAATAAGACCAAGAACATATGGGTTACTAATTGCCTTAAGTAAAAGATCGCCAAGGGCTTGCCATGAGGTTAAGTCTTGGAAGGTAAGACCTGCGTAGGCAAGGATTGGAGTCAGAATTGCAAGAAGTAATTGAGCAATAAATACTGGATTCTTAAATCTTACTTTTAAATTCATTCTTCTACCTCCATAAAAATAAAATAAAAAATTCCTTAGAGAACTCTTTAGTGTCCTCTAAGGAATATAAAAAATAAAACAATATAATTAATCAATTTTGTCCTTAAATATTATTTTTTCTTTGCATAATTGCGGCAATCATATCTTCATATGCAACTGGCCTGCAATCATGAGCATCACAATTTACATTGTACATCATATCATATTCACAAAATGGATTTGGTGAGTGTGTATGTCCATGAATAGAATATGTTTTACTACTATCAAAATTACCAGACAATAGAGGATAATGTGTAAGAAGAAGAGTTTTCTTTCCGTCTTTTAGTCTATAACCAAACTGAATATCATCAAAATTGGACAGATTGCGAAAAGCGTCAATGCGGTTTGAACTATCATGATTTCCAATCGCCAGTCTAATCTTCCCATTAAGCTGTTTGACCAGTTTGATCCCAGCATCCAGATCTCCCATCATAACATCACCAAGATGATACACAATATCATCATATTTTACAACCTCATTCCATCTTTCGATAATTGCATTATTCATATCCCATACTGAATCAAAACCACGAGCTTTCCAAACAAACTCTTTATCATGATTCAGATGGGTATCTGAAATCAGCCAAATATTTGACATTATAACATCTCTCCTTTGTAAGTTAATTTATCTTCTTTGCTGTTGTAACGATAGATTCTATAAAATCCCTCGTCAAGAGAAGGCTCAATAAACTGCTCATTCATGCGGCGAATGACGCTTCTTGGTACATAAGCATGGGTCCCGCGTCGCTTTTCATTTCTTTCAAGGCAAGTCTGAATATCTTCATCGATCCAGATAAGATTTGCATGATCATAACCTTTAACATGCTGAAGCAACCATTTTCTTGATTTTGGAGTCAAAGAAGTCTGGTCAACAAAAACATTTTTGCCAGCCGCAAGGGCTTCATTAATCTGTTTCCAAAAAATTGCAAGTACCTCGTTTTCATGAGAAAAATAATCTTCTTCAGGTTTAACAATAGAAAATCTAATAGCATCACGAGAAATTATTACAGAAGTATCTTTTTTTATTCTATTTTTAAGAAAAGTAGACTTACCAGCTCCAGGGATTCCAGACATTAAAAATAAATCTGCCACAATTAAATAACTCCTTTCTGTTTTAATTCTCCTCTAAAAATTCTATAAGGTTCTTTTCTATTGCCTTTTTCATCAAAATTTCCATATTTCATTTCAAGTTGGAAATCTTCATAATTATAATCACTATACATTGGACGAATTTCTACATGGTTCCAAACTTTCCCGCAATGAATACAATATAACTTTTTTAAATGCCCTGCTTCACGATAATGTCCAGCTTTTCTTGCTATTGGCAGACCTTCTTTCCCACAGTTACAGCAATACATTTTTGAAATTGCAAAATCATTACATCTCCCCATAATAATACACATCCTTTCTTTTATTTATTTCTTTATATATATTATAACAAAAAATAAAAGAAAAAACAAATGGAGAGCTAAAGCCCTCCATTAAATAATAAATTTACTTGTTTCTAATTGTAAATCCTCTAAACATAAATCTTGTAAATAAGTATATGGAATACGTATTAATGGAATATTATTTTCTTTACACCATTGATTTTTAATTATATCTCGTTCTTGTTGATTTTTTAATTGTTCTTTATTATGCCATCCATGTAAATTATAAGAATAATGAGTTTCTCCATCATATTCAATGAAATATTGTTGATTTACATAAAAATCATAAGTTGCCCATCTATTGTTAGCAAATCTAAATGCTTTATATTCTTGCTAAAAAGGAATTTTATTATCATTTAATATTTTAGCAACCGCGAGCTCTCCTTTAGATCTTCTTTCACATCCACAAGAAGTTGTATGCCCAGTTCTTAAATTGCTGCCTAAAACAATTAAATGATTATGTGCATCACAATCACATTCGCACTCCCACAATGCCTCTCCTCTTTTGTCACTGCCTTGGCGAGATATAACAGTTAAATGCCCAAATTTTTTACCTATTAAATTAATGACATTCCCTTTAGGTTGTTTGTCTTTTTCTTTTTTTAAACACCCGCAAGATTTTGTTCTACCAGCTCGTAAAGATGCGGCCGCGACTTCACAAGTATTTCCACACTAACATAAACATTTCCAAACAACACTTTTATTTTTTCGTTTGTCTGTCATTTCAATTGCGGTTAATCGACCAAATTTTTGTCCAGTTAAATCTATAGGTTTACCTGCCATTTTTTATCCTCCTCAAAAATAAAGTTTGTAATCTCTCTTCATTAATATATAAAAAATCTCGAAGAAAGATTACAAACTTTTGACCAAAAAAATTTTTAATGATTTAATAAATATTTTCTACTTACATTTTTAAAACTAAAATTAGGATCGGTTGTTTTATAATAAACAAAACCTTCACGCGCTTGGTTCTTTTTACCTTCACAAACCGATGGATCATACATTCCATCGGCAGTTAATTTAAATTCTTCAAAATCGTCTGGAAGAATATAGTTTTCATTAATAATAGGAACAGTTTCCATATTATATTCTTTCCAAATTTTTTTTGCATCTCTAATATCATATTTACCAATTTTAGAATCAATCATATGAAAACAAAATAAGTGGGTTTCAGTAAGACCATGTGGATTATTTTGAATTTTTGGTGAACATACTTCTCCCTGCCAACAAACATAATCAAGATAGGGATGCTTTTCAAGATAATCTTTTAATTTATTTTTAATATCATATTTAATAGCACATTCCCAATAGTAATTTTCATCATAGAAAGATTTTTGTTTAGGAGTTAACTGTCGTACATTTCTACTACAAACATAGAATTCATATTTAATTCCAAATAAATTTTTTCTTTTTTCAAGAATGTATGTTCCAGAGCTTCCATCGCATTTTTGGGTTACAATAAAAGGAGTTTTATCATTAAGTACCCAAGTCATATTTTCGCATCTTTCCTGATCTGTTTTTTTTACAAAAGGAAAATGAGTTGGAAAATTTGTGTTTTTATCTCTTTTCCGTCCAAAAAATGCGAAGAGAAGTTTTCTACCCCAAGCTCGTTTCATAAGCCATCTGAAAGGCTGATGAGAAAACAGCTTACCGTTGCGCTGAGCCATTTTCTTATACTTATCAACAGAGTTTGCCTTCCGCGCATTATCTTCTGCAATATAATAAGTTACACCAAGCTTTTCAGTAAGGAAACGAGATTCATCATCTGGTCGGTGAAGACTATAATCTTGTCCAGAAATATATGCTTCAATTACAGGAGTATTATCATTATCATTTTTAATAGACCATCCGAAGTTTGCCGCAGACATAAGTAAACCCTGAGAAATAGACTTGCACATTTTCTGAGTCTTAATCTTATATTTCTTTTTAGCAAGAAACTCCATATTAATGAAAGGCTCTACCTCAGGCAGTTTAGAATCAATTTCAAAATAAATAGCAGGATCGCCCGCATGGAACTCGTTCTTGCCAACTACAATAGTCCAACCGCCAACATGAGCAAGCTCAACTCGATCATATCCCTCAATAGGAGTCACCGCATCAACAATAACTACATAACATAATTCCCTTTCTCCAGTTTTAGGATTTAGCATTGATATTATTTTCCTTTCTTATAATATATATTGACTATATTATAATTATATCAAATTTTTATTTATAAATCAAATCGAGATTATCAAGGTTAGTATTTTCATGGATTTTTATTAAAGAATTATATAAATTATAATGCCCACAAAAATACTTATATACATCAAGAAAACAATTATTAAATAACATTAACATTTGTTTTCCTTGATATTCTGGATATATCCGAAGAGAATGAAAATGTCCAAATGTCCATAATTTATAATCTAAATTATATTCAATTCCACCAAGCCACCGTTCAGTAGTTTTATCAACAGTAGACTGATCCACAACAGATAAAAATAAATCGGTAGGTTCATAAATAATAGGACAAGTATGAGACAACACAAGATCATAGCTATCAGACTGTGCTAAAGCAACGCCTGCCGCCATTTCTTCTTCATTGCATTGTTCTTGCGGGAACCAGCCCCAATTATTTGCAAGCCGCACATATTTATCTACACTATATGCGCCAGGAAGAACCAAGGTTTTTATAGGATCACCTTGTGCTGTTGGAATTTCATATTTTGAAGGAGTGTCAAGAGCATATTTAATATAGGGATAATCATTTTCTACATAAACCTGATTTCCCCAAAATTCTTCCACATGCCAAGCATTAGGATTTTTATTCATACAAATACTAGGCCGTTCCTCATGGTTTCCCCGAATAATGAAATATGTAATTTTATATTTACCAAGTTTCTTTTTATATTCAATATCCCGCCGATTAAAGAAAAAATTTGCACCAAAATCACCAAGAATAATTAGTACATCGTCTTCAGTTAAAGGCTGTTTTTTAAACATGGTTTCGTATAAATCTCTAATAGGTTTCCAACTTCCATGCATATCTGCTGTCATTAATATTTTACTCATTATAATTTCTCCAAAAAATTTTTATATTTTATCTACTCCTTAAATTAAATAAGGCATTGCCGCTATATATTTATTTTTAAGTTTATCGGTTAATGTATCAACTTGTGCAAAATGATCATGCATATCCGCAAGTTTTACAATATATGCGGATATATATTTAGGATTTACAGCCATTCTACGAATTTTTGCGATATAATCATTATAATTTATATCTTTCTCTTTTGTTAAAAGTTGGAGGTTTTCTTCAAAATCTCTGTCAAACCATACACCTCGTTTAATAGTTGTATCTTCATATAAATCATGCGCTAAACCAAGCTGATAAACAAAATTATTTGTATAAGGAAGAGATGTAAAAAGATTACAAAGACTTTTAGCTTCATTCGCAACTCTTTTTGCGTGTTTCATTGTTTTTTCATCATAATAAAGATAACATAATTCAAGCATTCCTGTGTCTGTCATAATTATTCCTCCTTGTCTTTGTATATATTATAACAAAAATTATAATAAAAAACAAGGAGAGATTTTTAACTCTCCTTGTAAGGTTTATATAAAGTTGCCGCTTGGTATCTTGCTACATCCGCTGGTAAAATATCTTCATAAATACCAGTTTTAATAGGGTTTTCATGTTCTTCTTTTGTTTCACACAAAGACTGTATAAAATCTGAGTCTGGCTGATATGGTGTTTCTTTTAATAGATAAAATCCAAAGTTTTCATTTTTAGGATTTATTTTTGCGGCAGTCCTCCATTTATATAATATTTCATAACGTAAAAAAGCAAGTAAATCATCTTTACTAATCAAATATTTATTTGATTCCATTATCTATTGTCTCCCACTCTTCTTTAGAAAGAGTTCTATCCTTAAAATAGATTGGTTCAAATGTATCAAGGTTTAACAAACAAGCGTGGTGTGTATTAAAAGAACCAAGATCAATATCAATTTTATGACCATCACAATATCTATACATTTCAAATCTGGATGCGGGCGGATCAAATTCTGGATTACCATAATAATAAAAATATTCAACTGGTGTATGACCATGAACACAATATTCATTATCTTTACCATTCCAGTGTAATTGTTTAAGATGATGGCGATCCCAAATATAATTGTTCATAGGAATGTCACCTTCCTGCATATCTTTAATTTCTTCTGTATTTGGCTGTCTGCCTGCGTGGCAAAGATAAATTATATCACCATTAGAATTAATATATTCCGCATGAGTAGGAAGTTTTCTAATCTTATTAATAAGTAAGTTTTTTCTTTCTTTTGATAATTTGTTAAAGGCTTTAATAGTGTTTTTTGCACCATTCATACGCCAAAGGGACATATTAGGAACTTTCCAATAAACATCTTCATCGGGTTCATAGCGCATAACTTCAGAGCCAATACTGTCAATGAAATCTTCGTGATTACCGCGAAGAAGAATAATATTAGGAGTTTCCATAACTTCATTTAAAATTTCAAGACCAACATCACCGCGATCTACACAATCGCCAAGACAATAAACTGTGTCCTCTGGTTTAATATACTCTTTAATCTGTTTCCAAAGATCATACTGAGCATGTAGGTCCGAGAATGCAAAAGTTGCCATAAACTTTTCTCCTTCTATTATTTTGAAAGTTTTAGATATTTCTTCCTTTATTTTCTATAAATATTATAACAAATTTTTGATGAAGAATCAAGAAAAAATTCCATGGTCAAGATAAGATAATTAAAAAAGGCAAATTTTTATATTATGTATGAAGGGAAAATTTTTAAATGAGACAATTAAAAGTCTCTTTTTATTTTATATAACGGAGGATGAACTATCATGTTAAATGGAAGAATTGGACAGGTCGTTGGACCTTTTACTGCAGGTGTAGATTTACTTGCGGA